GGCGTTTTGCCTTTCAGAACCATTTTGCATTTGCCAACGTCCGAGCACCAAGTCTTGACGAGCATCTTAAGGCGGTTCACCATAAGGATGTCGTCACCCAAGATTGTCATCTTGGATCTGGGTATGGGCTGTGGGGCGAGTAGTTGGGCAAAAGGGACGCCAGTAGTGCTTGAGATTTGCCTCAAAACGCTAGTGACGGCCATAGTGCCGTTATACACCGAATTCCTAGGTGTAGTTGCAGTGGTTCCGGTAGGTAGCTGGTACGCAATCTTACCGGTCATTCCGAAGCGTTTGTTCCGAACCTTAAATTTACTCATCTGCACGAACAGTGTGCGCAGCCAAGTGGGCATGCGCAATTTCTCTAGCCATAAGTCAAACAGGTCAGTGACACGCGATCTTTGCTCGCGGTCATTGGCACTGAAATCCCCTTCGTAAACGTGGGGATGATCGAGGGGCGAGTCCAGAAATTCACATAAAGCGACATCGTTGGTCTTGTAGGCCAACAAAATCTTGCAGCCGCCAATCTGTTCCCGCTCTAAGAGTTCGACAAGGCGTTCCATCACCACCATCATGGCAGGTCCGGTAACGCGGTTGAATTCGGCGTTGCCCGCGTAGATCACGCGGGGCGCCCAACTCGGGTCGTTTCTCTTGAGCAGTACTTCAGGTTTGACTGAAAGATCCTTGGTGCCCAAGTATGAACTTGAACAGAAAGGGATGTTCTCCTCGGCTCTTTTCATGAGGAGTTGCTTGGATGTGTCCATTTTCTGGTACCATCGCGCGACGGTTGTCTCATCTTCATCATACTCCGGCCAGTCCTGGTCCGGGATAGAAAGTATGAGCATCTTCATTTGTTCGAAGATGTCGTCGTCAATGTCGTCGTCTTTTTCCAGTTGTTTGTAGTTGCATCTTTTGAGGAATGCGGCGTAGAACGATTCGAAATCGTTGGAAGTGACTAAGGGGATATTGTCCAGCAATAGTGGACCCATCTGGTTTATCGGATTGGCTTGTTCCTCATGGGAAAACTTGCCTTCCGACATTTCAAACGGGACTACGAGCTGGGCGGTCCTCTCTGGCACGACCTTCAATCTGCCGTCAACGGGTGGGTCGGCGGCATAAGAATTGTCGATTAAGTAACTTGTTACAACAGGGACATGCTCCCCCCTGATTTTCCGGTTAAGGTTTTCAACCTCGAAAGGTTGCCTGTATGCGCCCTTAGAGCGCTTCAGGGGGCCTCGACCTACTAGATCAGGGTTGTGCATGACACGACACGGAAGCGTGGTGTGTTTTGTGAGTAATTGATTGGTTGGTTATTT